AGATTTTAAACAAGCTGTTAAAAAAGACCCTGATTTACCCGATGTAAAGTTTAGAGACTTGGGCAAAAAGCATGGAATAAGTCAAGGAATGATGGATGTAGCTGGCAAATTTATGTCAATGCCAGAAAGAGCATTGCGTAGAGATTCATTTATAGCTCACTATATACAAGCAAAAAATAAACTTGGCGGTAGAATACTAGAAAGAGACCATCCTTTTTTAATAGAACTTGGTAAAAGAGGGGTTAAAGCTACTCAATTTTTATATAGCGTTCCATTTAGACCTTTATTTGCAGGTACTGCTATGGGTAAGGTAATGACTAGGTTTCAATTATGGGCTTGGAATAGTGTAAGGTTTAGAAATAAGATTTTAAAGGAAGCTAGTATATATGGTGTAGACCCAAATAGTCAACAATATGAGCGTTTTAAAAGGCTTATGATGGCTGACATGGTGTCTTTAGCACTTGGTTCAATGTTTATGTATTCATTATTTGGTTCACAAATGCCACAACCCTATGCTTGGTTTCAAGATTTATCTGACTGGGTATTTGGAAATGAAAAAGAAAGAGACAGAGCTTTTTTTGGTTCTTATCCAACTGCCCTTGCTCCTTTACAACTTATTACGCCTCCATCATTTAGGTTATCAGGGCCTATACTTAATGGTTTTATTAACGATGATTGGGAAAAGATGGGTAATTATTACGCTTGGACAATGTTTCCATTTGGAAGATTAGCAAGAGACCTTGTTGGCCCGGGTGGTTTAACAGATAATCCTTACTATGGTATAGATAAATTAACAGGTATACCAGTAGTAAGTGCAAAAAGATTAAGTGTAAAAGAAAAGGAAAAAGAAGAAAAAGGTGAAGAATCTTGGTCTCCTCCCGGAACTAAAGCATCTGATTTATTTGCTGGAATAATGTAATGGCTGAACAAAAAGATAATAATGAATTTGCTAATAATCTTTTACAATTAGCAACAGTTGCAAGTATAGCTGTACCCAGTGTAAGATTAGCTAGTAGAGCTGTTTTATTTGGTGGGGGAAGAGCTAGAAATTTGTTTGTATCAAGTATGAATAACTTTCTTCAGGGTTTTTATGGTAAAGGAGTAGGTGGTGTTGGTAAGGCATTTTTAGCAAGCAAAGAGGGCATTAAAGGCACTGCAAGAATGGCTCAACAATCATTAAGTCCATCGCAATCATTTGCATATAGAAAAACAGGAATATCTAAAGTTAGTAAGGATATATACGACCAGTCTAAAGTCGTAAAAAAAGAAGCTATAGATATGTTTAAAAGAGATGAGATAAGTTATAATAAAGCCAGAAGTTTAATAAAAAATGCTGATAAAAAAGTATTTGCTAAACTTACTAATGATTATAGAAATACATATATGTATACAGGTAAAACACCATACAGAGGAATAAATAGATTTATTAATAGAGAAGGTGGAACTGCTAAAGGCGTATTAGTAGATATGAAGAATAAGTATAATGTACTTGATGATTTTGATGGACAAGATTTAAAAATGCTTGGTATAGGATTTCAAAAAACTCCTACTTTATATAATCAATTTGCAGTATATAAAAATGTACCACATAGTGATGTATTAAGAATGATACAATTTGATAGAAGAGTATATAATGGATTGCAAAGATTAGATAATATAAAAATACCTCAAGATAGGGATTATAAAGCTGTAAAAGCTATATTTAGTGATTTTAATACATCAAAAATTGGTGATGATATTTATATATCTATGTCTCCTAAGGGTAAGCCTAATTATGATTGGGGCGGTTATAAAGGGTTAATTAAGTTTAATCCTAAAAAAGACCCAACTAAAATAAAAATGTTAGCAAGTGACAGGCCTGATTTATTTGGTTTGTCTGCAGAAACAAAAGGTAGAAGTACACTTAATATAACTAAAGCTAGAGAAATAAGTATACCTAAAGCTAAAAAAAATATACAAGAGCTATACGATGAAGCAGATGATTTATTAAAAGAATCTTTGCAAGGTTCTGATAATACAGATGCATATGCAGAAATCATGGCTAGAAAAGCACAAAGAAAAGCTATTAAAGATAGTGGTTTTGCTGTACCAACACCTAAGCAATTAGACCCTACAAAAGCAGAGCAAGTAAAAATACTATCTAATTATAGTCCTTTAGCTAAAACAGATAGAGTAAATATTAACAAGTTATATAAAGAACATAACAATGTAGTTAATAATGCTAAAAATCAAAAAGGTTTTGCACAATATAATAATTACTTTATGAGAAACAGAGTACAAGCAGGAGCAGGTATGGCAGGATTAGCAGGTTCAGGTTTACTTGGTTATAGTTATTTAAACGACAATGAATAAATAAAAACTTTTTTTAAAAATCTGATGGCTGTACTATGAGATTTTTTTAAAAGTGAAAGGGGGATAGAGAGCTATAATCCCCCCTTAAGTGACTACGGAGTTAAACGATAATAGGTCTTACGCATTTATCGTAATATTCACAACCCTTATCTACGAAACATTCTTTGTTTTCATAGTCAGAGTTAATCATTTGACCTATTTGATTGCCACTTTCACTTTTAACAAACAAAACCCCACTGCATTTACCTCTATTATAATTGGCACAATGCAGTAAGGCTAAGTTTTTTTTACTCACAATTAACTCCCGGTTGACAAAAACCGTTAGTTACTTCGTGTATATCTTTATCTAATTGCTCTTGCTTCATATCTTCTAACTTATTTATAGTATTATCAATAAACAAGAATAAATCACTTTTATCCATTCCTGTGTTTTTTAAAGATTTAAGAAGTACACTAAGCTCACTAAGATTAAGTTTAATTGTAGCATTTGGTTGGCTCATGCTTGAGCACCAATCTTTTTTATAAATGATTCGTACTCTTTAATGTAAGCATTTGCAGTTGCAATAATCCTTGATGCTTCTTTTCTCGAAGGAGAGTTTCTTAGATAACTAACTCTTTTGGCTTTTATTTCGTCTACAATTACTTTTTGCAATATCTCACACATTCTTTTATAACCAGCTGAACCAAGTTCTAATTGGCCGTTAGATATCATAATTAAATAGAACTTTAATAGTTCTGTATTGCTTACTTTTTTCATTGTGTATCTTGTATCATAATTCCATCCTCTTTGTTTTGTTTGAAGATTAATTGGGTTTTGTGTTTTTACTTTCATTAATATCTGCCTCCTTTGGCTAGTTTACGCATTACATAGCTACTTAATTCTTCAGGTAATTCCATTACTAAATGAACTAGTAAGCTGAAATCATCTTCATTAAGTGGCCCTTTTCTTGTGTTGCATGTTTTACATATTAGTTGCAGGTTTTCAATTAAACTATCTCCTCCTTTAACTAATGGTATTATATGGTCACAAGCTATGTTTCTATAATTAAGCTTTTTAGGGCAGTATTTACAACTATTGCCATAAATACCTAGAAACATTTTTTTTATATCAATTAGCTCTATATCAAACTTAGTGCCTGATTCTATTGCTCTTCTTTTTAAACTAGACTTTAATGCACTTATCTTACGCAATAGCTTTTTATAAGCCTTTTGCCAATGGGTACCATGTACAGGTACTAGTACTTTTTTAAAGTCTTGTTTATTCATTACTCTCTTTCGTAATTACTTAATTTGTCACAGGGTATATCTATATATAACTTATTGTTATCATTATATCTTCCCCACTCACCATTATGTAAATTATCCCATATTAACTCTAAATTCAATAAGTAATTCTTATCATATTTAGTGGAGTATATAAATATTAATACAGGAGCTATACCGTTCCATAAATTATATTGATGTAAATCATCTATTTTAAACTTAACTGAATCTCTACATCCTTTTATTTCTAAAAAATGAAAGGTATCTTTAACATATACAAACATATCAGGCATACACCTAAGAAAATCTGGCATTTTAAACCATATAGTAGAAGGTATTCTATCCTCTTTACTATCAAATCCTATATTTTTATAAGGTATTTCTTTTTTATCTAGATATTTTTCTGCTTTTATTTGGGCTATATCTATTCTGTTTGTATTTCTTAATTCGAAGTCACCATCACTATCTATAGTTCCATCAAATTGTTTTATTAATAATCTTGCACTTTTATCAAGGTCTTTTAAATCTTTAAGGTTTGACATTCTTCCTCCAAAAGAATGGGGACTCCTATGCGTGTAGGCATTGGTATGTGGAGAAGTCGGAGCCCCCGAGTTTAGTTATTTATAGTTCATCTGGTAATTTAACATCTTCGCACTTTTCACAAAAAGTACCAAGCTCTGATTCATCAGACTTACTATTCCCATATTCTTCCCAAATTAAAGAATCACTCCAGCACTCTGTGCATTTGTAATCAACTTGGTCTCCACCTATAGGTAAACTATGCATTTTTTTTAGGTCTGCCTCTTTTTTTAGGTTTACTAAGACTTTCTATAATTAACTGCATTTCATTAATTATATGCGATAATTTATCTATTTTTACTTTATTTTCCCATGTAAAAGAACTTAATTGCCTAAGTCTATTCCATATAGAACTTTTGGTATTTTTTTTCTTAAATGGGTTATATAGTAATCTCATATTTGAACTCCCAGTTCTAGGTTTGTTGTTATTATCCAAAATCTAAACTGAACTAATATATAGTTTGTTTCTTTGTTTGAGTCATAACTGGCAGGGGCATTGTATAATATAGCTCCTATACTAAAAAAGTATAAGAAATCTATAAGAAACCCTGCCTCTGTCCAGTTAAGGTCTATTAAATACTTTCGTATCAAGACCGTTTTACTCTTTTGACTTTGGTTATACTTAAGCCGTTAGGTAATTCTGTATTTTCTCTATGAAGTTGCATACATACCTTTCTTGCTTTAGCTTTGTCTATTGTTTGAGTTATCTTGGTTTTTATAAAGTCATTAGGAACTTTATCTTGGTCTGTAACTATCACACTTCCGTATGTTTCGTATAGTTTATACCTAGCTGTATCAGTTTCTAGTACTCCATTATTGTCACCAAGTTCTTCAATTAACATAGGTAAGAGTATTTTATTTAAGTAGTCATTAGTAGCTGTTAAGGCTTTTTGTCTAGTCCTTAATCTTTCTATTTCATCTTTATGAGCTTCTATTTCCGCACTTAATAAATAATCTCTTTGCGTTATGTTTTGTGAAAAATAGTCAATACCTTTGACTTTATCTTTCATTTTTGTTTGTAAAGAATCACGCTTTAGTTCTAGTTTTGTACATTGTTCTTTATCATCACCATCACCTCTTGATCGCCGCAAAATAACGTCGGCATACTAGTCAACAATGTCTTTAGCTGTTTCTGTTGGCAAGGTGGTTGGATGAGTGAC